GCCGGCATGGATGGTTGGCTCTTGGTAGGCGCCTTGACGCAACCCCGCATCACTGCGCCGACAGATAGCGCCGGGATTGCGGTAGCGCCTTTATACCAGTGCGTTGCTGAACTCCGCAACACAAGCTACAGCAACGTTTTCGGCAGAGATGCCACTGACGAAATCGCTTGCAAAACAAACGCCAGGCGACTACGCGAAAACTTCGTCGATCGATGAGGAAAAATCGACGAAGCGTTCGTTGGTCGACCCGGTTGGATCAATGCGTGCGCGAGTGCAGTTCTGACGGCTCGCCCACCGGAGTCGCCGGAGCCTCTTCCTTGACCGGATTTGGCTGCAGCGGGCGCTCCAGGGCGATATCCAGCACTTCGTCAATCCATCGCACGGGATAAATCTCCAGCGATGAAGTGATGTTTGCCGGCATGTCCGCAAGATCCTTCTTGTTGTCCTCCGGGATGATCACGGTGGTGATACCGCCGCGATGTGCCGCCAGCAATTTCTCCTTGAGGCCGCCAATCGGCAGTACGCGACCGCGCAAAGTGATTTCGCCGGTCATGGCGACTTCGGACCGAACCGGCACTTTGGTCAGCACCGAAACCAGCGCCGTGCACATCGCGACGCCGGCGCTGGGGCCATCTTTTGGCGTTGCGCCTTCGGGCACATGGATATGCACGTCGAACTTCTGGTGGAACTCCGGATCGATGCCCAATTGATCGGCACGCGCACGCACGACCGATAGCGCGGCCTGGATCGACTCCTTCATCACATCGCCGAGTTGGCCGGTGTGAACCAGGCGACCTTTGCCAGGCACCACGGAACATTCGATGCTGAGCAGCTCGCCACCGACCTGCGTCCAGGCCAGCCCGGTGACCAGGCCGACTTCGTTCTGCAGTTCCTTGCGGCCGAAATCGAAACGACGCACGCCCAGGTAGTGCTCCAGATTGGACGATACGACCTTGACCCGCCCAGCGTTCGACTTCGCCTTCGGCTTGGCCGTTTTCGCCGTGACGCTGGCAGCGCCAGCTTTCGATTTCTTCACTTCGCCCAGCGTCAGCTCCTTCACCACCTTGCGGCAGATCTTGGATATCTCGCGCTCCAGATTGCGCACGCCCGATTCGCGCGTGTAGTAACGCACGATGTCGCGCAGCGCCTCTTCATCCACGCTGAGCTCTTCGGGCTTGAGACCATTCGCCTTGAGCTGCTTTGACATCAGGTATTTCTGCGCGATGCCGAGCTTCTCATCCTCGGTGTAGCCGGGGATGCGGATGACTTCCATGCGGTCGAGCAGCGGCCCGGGAATGTTCAATGAGTTGGCAGTGGCGATCCACATCACCTCGGACAGGTCCAGATCGACCTCGAGGTAATGATCGTTGAACGCGTGGTTCTGTTCCGGATCGAGCACTTCAAGCAACGCAGAGGACGGATCGCCACGGAAATCCATCGACATCTTGTCGATCTCGTCCAGCACGAACAGCGGATTTTTTGCGCCGGCCTTGTTGATGTTCTGCACGATACGACCAGGCATCGAGCCGATATAGGTGCGCCGATGTCCACGAATCTCGGCCTCATCGCGCACGCCACCCAGACTCATGCGCACGAATTTCCGATTGGTCGCCTTGGCGATCGACTGCCCCAGCGAGGTCTTGCCCACGCCAGGCGGGCCGACCAGGCACAGGATCGGGCCTTTCATCACGGACACGCGCTGCTGCACGGCAAGGTATTCAAGGATGCGATCCTTGACCTTTTCCAGCCCGAAATGATCGGCGTCGAGCACTTCCTGCGCCATCTTCAGGTCTTTGCGTACCTTGCTGCGCTTTTTCCACGGCACGCCGACCAACCAGTCCAGATAGTTGCGCACCACGGTCGCCTCAGCGGACATCGGCGACATCTGCTTGAGCTTGCCGAATTCCTGCCTGGCCTTGGCCAGCACGGCCTTCGGCATGCCGGATGACTCGATCTTTTTCTGCAGCTCCTCGACTTCGTTGGGGCCCTCTTCGTTGTCGCCGAGCTCCTTCTGAATCGCCTTCATCTGCTCGTTGAGGTAGTACTCGCGCTGGCTCTTCTCCATCTGCGACTTGACGCGGCCGCGGATGCGTTTCTCCACCTGCTGCAGATCCATCTCGCCATCGACCAGCCCGATCAGCAATTCAAGCCGCTGGCCGACGTCGGTCGTCTCGAGCACTTTCTGCTTGTCAGCCATGCGCACGGAAAGGTGCGCTGCGATGGAGTCAGCGACACGCGACGGGTCATCGATACCCGACAGGCTGGCGAGCACTTCAGGGGGCAACTTGCGGCTTTGCTTGACCAGTTGTTCGAACAGCGAAATCAGCGTGCGCGACACCACGTCAAGTTCGCGCTCCTTGGCGTTGTAGACCGGTTCGATCACACGCGAACGCGCGGTGAGCATGCCGCCCTCTTCCTTGAAATCTTCAACCGCTACGCGCGACTGGCCCTCGACCAGCACCTTGACGGTGCCATCGGGCAACTTGAGCAATTGCAGCACGCCTGCCAGCGTGCCGATCTGGTGCAGGTCGGAAATCTCAGGATCGTCGATATCCGGGCTTTTCTGCGCGACCAGCAGGATCTGCCGTTCACCCTCCATGGCGCGCTCTAGCGCACGCATGGATTTGTCGCGACCGACAAACAATGGAATGACCATATGCGGATAAACCACTACGTCACGCAGCGGCAATACCGGCAGGGCATCCAGCGCAGCAGGAAGGGGGGCGTTCTTGGCCATTGTAAGAGGGGTCTCTCGGGAGTTCGTATCTAGGTTCGTCCCGACACTGCGCCGGGTACATCACTACGTCAAGTGGAGGCAACAAGGCTTTCACTCAAGGTGTGACGGCTGCTGAAAGCAGAACGGCCCCGGTGCAATCACCGGAGCCGTCGTCATGGCCACCTGGTGGGTGGTCAGGCTGGGTCAGGCAGCGCCGCCGCCTTCACCAGCGACGCGCTGCTGCAGATTGCCGCGGTAGATCAGGTAAGGCTCAGCCTGCCCATCGATCACCGCATCGTCCACCACCACCTTGCTGACGTGCTCCAGTGACGGCAGCTCGTACATGGTGTCCAGCAGCACCTGCTCGAGGATGGTGCGCAGGCCGCGGGCGCCGGTCTTGCGCTTGAGCGCCTTCTTGGCGATCGCCTGCAGTGCCTCGGGGCGGAACTCCAGCTCCACCTCTTCCATCTCGAACAGCTTCTTGAACTGCTTGGTGACCGCGTTCTTCGGCTCGGTGAGGATCTTCACCAGCGATGCTTCGTCCAGCTCGTCCAGCGTAGCCACCACGGGCAGGCGTCCCACAAACTCTGGAATCAGGCCAAAACGCACCAGATCGGCAGGCTCCACATCGGCCAGCACCTTGCCCAGGTTCTCGGTGCGCTCCTTGCTGCGCACTTCCGCCGAAAAGCCGATGCTGGTGTTCTCCGAACGCTGCTGGATGACTTTCTCCAGCCCGGCGAATGCGCCACCGCAGATAAACAGGATGTTCTTGGTGTCGACCTGCAGGAATTCCTGCTGCGGGTGCTTGCGGCCGCCCTGCGGCGGTACTGAAGCAAGCGTGCCTTCGATCAGCTTGAGCAAGGCCTGCTGCACGCCTTCACCGGACACATCGCGAGTGATCGACGGGTTCTCGCTCTTGCGCGAAATCTTGTCGATCTCGTCGATGTAGACGATGCCCGACTGCGCCTTCTCGACGTCGTAGTCGCACTTCTGCAACAGCTTCTGGATGATGTTTTCCACATCCTCACCGACGTAACCCGCTTCGGTCAGGGTGGTGGCGTCTGCGATGGTGAACGGCACATTGAGCAGGCGCGCCAGCGTTTCGGCCAGCAGCGTCTTGCCCGAACCGGTCGGACCAATCAGCAGGATGTTGGATTTGCCCAGCTCGATGTCATCGCTCTTCTGCCGCGATTCGATCCGCTTGTAGTGGTTGTACACCGCCACTGCTAGCGCTTTCTTCGCCCGCGTCTGACCCACCACGTACTGATCCAGCGATTCGCGGATCTCACGGGGCTTGGGCAGTTGAGTGCGCCCGGAGGCAGCTTTCTCTTCCAACTCTTCGCGGATGATGTCGTTGCAAAGTTCCACGCACTCGTCGCAGATGAACACGGATGGACCCGCGATCAGTTTGCGTACTTCATGCTGGCTCTTGCCACAGAAGGAGCAATAGAGAATCTTGCCGCTGTCGCTGGAACGCCCCTGCCGGTCGTCGGTCATACTTTCGATCCCACTGGTAAATCTGAATGCGTCGCGAGAATAGCACAGGGCTCCGCGTCTGCCTGCAGACGCAGAGCCCATCTCGCGACCATGGGGTGTGGTGCTGGAATCAGGCCGATTTCACCGTTTCGCCAGCCCGTTTATCGAGAACTTCATCGATCAGGCCGTAAGTCTTTGCATCCACGGCGTTCATGAAGCGGTCACGCTCCATGTCCAGCTCGATCTTTTCGATCGGCTGACCGGTATGTTCGACGTAAATCTGGTTCAGGCGCTGACGCATGTACAGAATCTCACGCGCCTGGATTTCGATGTCGGTCGCCTGCCCCTGCGTGCCGCCAGAGGGCTGGTGGATCATGACGCGCGAGTTGGGCAATGAAAAACGCTTGCCCTTGGCACCCGCGGTCAGCAACAGCGAACCCATGCTGCAGGCCTGGCCGATGCACATCGTGCTGACGTCCGGCTTGATGAACTGCATGGTGTCGTAGATCGCCAGACCGGCCGTCACCGCGCCACCAGGGCTGTTGATGTAGAAATGAATGTCCTTGTCCGGATTCTCCGACTCCAGGAACAGCATCTGCGCGACCAGCAGGTTGGCGACCTGGTCATTGACCTCGCCCACCAGGAAGATCACGCGCTCCTTCAGCAGGCGCGAATAAATGTCATAGGAGCGCTCGCCGCGAGCAGTCTGCTCGACGACCATCGGCACCAAATTAAGGTTCTGGATCTGATCCATGGCCATGTTTGCAGCTCTCCGGTTGGTAGGCCTGACGGGGGATCAGGCGTTGGCTGGCCGCATAACGTCATCGAAGCTCAGGTCCTGCTGGGTGGTTTTAGCATGTTCTGCCACCCATTCGGCCACCTGATCTTCCATCACGCGATTCTGCAGCCCAGACATCAACTGGGGGTCACCGTTGTAGAGTTCAATGACCTTCTCCGGCTCCTCATAGGTCGAGGCGATCGCGGCAAGCTGCTCGGCAACGCGCTTGCGGTCGATCTTGAGCTCCTGCTTGCGGGCGATTTCACCCATCAGCAGGCCAGCAATCACTCGCTTGCGCGCGATCGGCGTCGCCGCCTCGATCAGCTGCGGCGGCGGTTGCTGGCCGCGCGGCACACTGCCGGTAGCCATGTTCTGCGCTTCCGACTGCACCATCAGCTTGGGCACATCCAGCTCGGGATGTGCGTCAGCCAGCCTTTCGGCCACTTCGGACTTCAGGCGCGCCATCAGCGCAGCCTTCAGTTCACGCTCCAGGTTCGCACGTACTTCCTTGCGGAAAGTCTCCAGGTCGCCATCGTCGATACCGAACAGCTTGACGAACTCGCCGTCGATCTCAGGCAGCTTCGGCTCCTGCACCTTGATGATCTTGAAACTGACCTTGGCGGTCTTGCCAGCCAGCTGGTCGTTACGGAAATCCGCAGGAAACGCGATTTCAGCGTCGAAACTGTCATCGGTCTTGCGGCCGACAAGCGCTTCGTCCAGTGCCTTGAACAAGGTACCCGAGCCAAGCACGCTACCGGCGCGCTCCAGGCCTTCCGCCGGGAAGCGGTAGTCACCGGCCTCGGCGGAGTATTCAAACATCACGAAATCGCCCTCGATCGAGGCGCGGTCGACTTCGTCGAAGCTGCGGCGCTGCTGACGCAGGGTTTCCAGCATCTTGTCGATATCGGCGTCAGTCACCACTGCTACCGTACGGTTGATCTCGAGTGCGGCCACATCGACAGCAGGAAACTCCGGCATCACCTCGAAGGTGGCGGTGTAGGCGATTTCGCCATTTTCCGGCTGGCCGGTGGTATTGATCGCCGGATTCGCGATCGGCTGCAGCTTTTCCTGCTCCACCGCTTCACGCAGCGTGCTGCCGATCAGGTCGGACAACACCTCACCACGCACCTGCGCGCCGAAGCGCTGCTTGATCACCGTGGTGGGTACCTTGCCTGGGCGAAAACCCTTCAGGCGGACCGTGCGACCCATTTCTGCAATGCGCGCGCTCACCTGCGTCTCGAACCGCTCCGCGGGAAACTTCACCGTGAGCTTGCGCTCGAGCGAGCCGATGTTCTCAACCGAAACCTGCATGACGTCTCCTGGTACTACCTATGTTGTGGGCCTGGCACAGGCGCCATGGCGACAATCGTCGCCTACAAATAAAAAAATCACGGGGCATGGTGCGAGAGGCGGGACTCGAACCCGCACGGGGATTAGCCGTCAGAACCTAAACCCGCCCGCATAACACCCCAGCTCAGCCACTTAGCATAGCAATAGCCGCTACAGGTGCCAAATCCAGGTGCCGCCGTTGCCGTCGAGGTGCCGTTTGGGTGCCGCGATGGGTAAAACAACCAACCTAGGGGAGACGATCCAAGAGAGAGAACCTAAAGACTCATTAGGTGCTCTTGACGATCTCCTCTGGGTCTCCAGTGTACCGCCGCCCCATCCCATTTTCAGCCTCGGTGCCTCACGGTGCCGGGGCTTCTTTATGTGCCCAAGGAGAAGACCATGAATCTGATCGCCCACGCTACCGCCGCCACCAGAACCGTCATCGCTGTGATCCTCGGCACACCGATCCGTCGTGACGCTGAGGGACGGTACTGCCTGAACGACCTCCACCGCGCAGCCGGTGAGCTGGAGCGCCACAAGCCCTCGAACTTCATGCAGCTCACCTCGACGGTGGAGCTGGTGGAGGAAGTTTCTAAAGGCTGGGATTCCAGCAATAAGAATCCGGTCGAGATGAGCCGGGGACGGTACGGCGGCACCTACGCAGTGGAAGACCTCGCCCTGAGCTACGCCATGTGGATCAGCCCCCGCTTCCACCTGGATGTCCTGCGGGGTTTCAAAGAGAACCGCGTGAAGGACACGCCGGCCCCCGCCGCCCCCGTCGCAACTCTCTCCACCCTGGAGCTTCTTCAGCTTGGGATGGAGTCGGAGAAGCAACGCCTACTGTTGGCCGCCAAGATCGAGACCGACCGCCCGAAGGTCGAGCTGGCCGAGGCCACCATGGCTGACGGCACGACCATGTGCCTGCGGGAAGCCGGCCAGCGGTTCGGCATGACTGACCAGCAGCTCACCAAGATGCTGATCGACGCCAAGGTGCTCTACCGGGACGGCAAGAACAGCGTCTTCGCCTACGCCAAGTACCTGCGCGCCGGCTGCTTCATCCAGAAGACCCTGGTCAGCCAAGGTCGCGCCCTGGGCCGCACGCACGTCACCGGCAAGGGGACGGAGCTGATCTACCGAGTCCGCCGCCGCTTGCAGGAAGCCGCTCTGGCCGCCTGATCCACCAACACCCCATTCGACACCTCAAGGCCCCGCAAGGGGCCTTTTTCGTTTCTAGGAGACCCGCATGGATACCGTGCAGAACACCCCGTCCCTCCGCGACAGACAGCTCGCCCTCGAAGAAGAATCTCTGACCCTCGGCGTTGACCGCTATAAGAAGGAACGCGGACGCCAGGACGAGGCCGATTCTGGCCCCGGCCGCCGCCTCATCACCGAAAGCGTTACCCCCCTCTCCGCAGCCATCGACACCTTCGTGTCCGAAGCTCGCAACGGGAAACCCGGCAAGAAGCACACCGCTGTTCGCTGGGTCGAGAAGTTCCCGTCCGCCGAGATCGCCTACATCACCGTCCGCCACTGCCTTAACGCCGTCTCGAACAGGGACACCCGCGTGCAGTCGGTCGCTGAGGCCATCGCTACGTCGATTGAGGACTCCATCAACTACTCGCGATTCCGCGAGGTCTCCCCCGGTCTTTACAAGCACATCCAGGGTGTCCTGAAAAAGAGCACCTCCCAGCGCCACTCCCGCAACGTCATGGAAGCGGCCACCCGCCGCGTCGAGCTGGAGCAGTTCGCGTTCCCCGGCTACGACGGCGTTCACTTCGGCATGAAAATGGTCGAGCTGTTCATCGAATCCACAGGGTTCGCCGAGCTGTTCCTCGACTCCAGCCACGGCCAGGACAGACGCCGCACGCTCCTGAGGGGCACCCAGCAGGTGCTCGAATGGCTCGACAAGGCCCACGATGCCGCTGCGCACTTCAGCCCGATCCGCATGCCCATGCTGGTTCGCCCGGTCGATTGGGTGTCCTCCAAGGGTGGCGGCTACCTGACTGATGCTGGTGGTCTCGTGCCGCTGGTGCGTACCCGGAACAAGTCCTACCTGCGCGAGCTGGGCAACGTGGACATGCCGGCCGTGTACCAGTCGATCAACGCGATCCAGTCAACCGCCTGGAAAGTGAACACCTCCGTCCTCCAGGTCATGCAGGACGCCTGGGAAGCTGGCGGCGGCATCGCCGGCCTGCCATCCCGTGACCTGATCGAGCTGCCGGGACTGCCGTCGTTCGACATGGACACATATAAGGTAGAGCAGCCCGAGGAGTTCAAAGCCTGGAAGCGCAAGCGCGCTGACATATATGAGGAGAACGCCCGCTCCACCTCCCAGCGTGTCTCGGCAGCGCAGAAGATCGCCCTCGCCGCCCGCTTCGCCCCCGAGGAGGCCATCTACTTCCCGCATTCGCTGGACTTCAGAGGTCGCGTCTATCCCGTACCGGGAACCCTGAATCCCCAGGGCGACGACCAAGCCAAGGCGCTGCTGACGTTCGCCAAGGGGAAACCCTTGGGCGCTTCGGGTGCCCGCTGGCTCGCCATCCACGTCGCGAACGTCTTCGGTATCGACAAGCTGACGTTCGAGGAGCGCATCCAGTGGGTGAAGGATCACGAGGATCAGATTCTCGACTCCGCGCTCGACCCGATGGACGGTCAACGTTTTTGGGCAACGAACCCCAGCAACCCAGCAAAGGAACCTGACGCCCCCTGGTCGGCCCTGGCCGCCTGCTTCGAGTGGGCTGGCTACAAGATGATGGGCACGGAGTACGTGTCGCATCTCCCCATCGCCCTCGACGGCTCATGCAATGGCCTACAGAACTTCAGCGCCATGCTGCGTGATCCCATCGGTGGCAAGGCAACCAACCTGATCCCCCAGGAGAAACCCGCCGACATCTATACACAGGTGATGAAGGTCGCCGCCGCGCGCGTCAAGAAGGAAGCCGAAGGTGGCTGTCCTCTGGCCGCGCGCTGGGACGGTCAGCTTTCCCGTGACATCGTGAAGCGCCCCGTGATGACCCTGCCCTACGGCGTGACCAAGGCCGGCATGCGCGGGCAGATCATGGAGAAGATGGGCAACGAACGGGACAAGCAGGCCCACGAGGAATCCTCGTACCTTGCTGGTGTGCTGTGGGATGCCATTGGTCAGGTGGTGATCGCCGCTCGTGTAGCGATGGATTGGCTGAAGGCCTCCGCGAAGGTTGCAGCAAAGGGCGACATGCCCGTGAGCTGGACAACCCCGGCCGGATTCCCGGTGCTCCAGGAGTACCGCGAAACCCTCGGAACCCGCGTAGAAACGCACATTGGGGGGAGATCGGTACGTATAACAACCAACGTAGAAGGAACAAAACTCGATTCACGCAGACAGGCCCTGGGCATCTCGCCCAATTTCATCCACTCCTGTGATGCGGCCCACCTGATGCTCACCGTCTGCACTGCCCTTGAGAACGGCATTACGGACTTCGCCATGATCCACGACTCCTACGCAGCCCACGCGGCTGACACCGACGTGCTGGCCGCCTCACTGAGAGCTGCCTTCCACGAGCAGTACACCCGCGAAGTCCTCACCGACTTCCGCAACGAACTGGCCGCTCAGCTTCCGGCTGAAGTGGCTGTCGAACTTCCCGAACTCCCGCCCTGCGGCGACCTCGACCTCTCCTTGGTCGAATCGTCCCTGTACTTCTTTGCCTAATTACTTGATTCCTTTTGACCATTGAGGACACCATGAGCATCCAGTACAACTCCCAACTCAATACCCACACCGCCACCGACAGATACGGCGTTGTGCTCGCGATCTACGACCCCGCCGTCCACGGCACGCTGGCTGACTTCCGAGTCGCCGCGCGCTCCCTGCTGGGGGGCTGAGCCGATGTTCATCTGGACTTTCGGCGACGTGATCGGCGTCGCCCTGCTGGGCACCTGCGTCCTCATCGGTGCCGCCGCCGCGACCGTGATGGCCGTCAAGGCCGCCGCCCGCCGCGTCCGCAACACCTTCCGCAACCTCTGGAGTCGCTTTCATGGCTAAGGCACGCACGCTGTCCCCGTTCTACACGAAGCGCATGCAGCGCATGGCCGTCGCCGCATCGCGGACGAACGATCTGCCGCTGATCCTGGCTGTCACTGGCGAGATCAAGCGTGCCCTGCGCAAGCGTGCGTTCTTCCATCTGATCCGCCACTCGTGGCCGGCGCAGCGCACAGGCGTCAACTACGCCGCAATCGACACCAATCTCGGACTGATGGCCCGCTTCTCGTGAGCTTGGTCTCCACAGTCCGCGACCGCGTACTGGCCTCGTCCCCTACCGCTGCGGCGGAAGGGGCGTTCGCCGTAATCAACGCGCTGCAAGACCTTCACCCGGCCCGCCAAGTCCTCGCACTGGCCGCCGCGCTGAAGGTGACCGCTGAAGTCCTGGAGATCGACCCTCGCGAACTGCTGAGCGTCGTGGGTCGCATGCAGGACGACTGCACCTTCCGCAACGAAGACACCTTCTCTGCCGTGACGGCCTACGTCGAAGGTGAGATCAAACAGAGGTTCACCTGAAAACCCCAACCGAACTCCTTCGGGACGCCTACCGCGAGCTGGATGAAACCGGATCGCTGTCCCTCAAGACCCTGCGCAATCTCCACACGGCCGGAATCGACACCGCCGTGTTGACTGCAATCTCAAACCCCTACCCGGAAGACTGAATGGCACAGAAGAAGTACCCGATCCTCAACACCCCGAAGGGTGTGGCCGTATGGCCGAACCTCAATGCACCGGACACGAAGTTCAAGCCCGAAGGTGAGTACACCGCGCGGCTGGCATTCGATCCGAACCTGCCTGAAGTACAGAAGCTCGTCTCCGATCTGGAGAAGGTGCGCGACGAACTGTTCGAGGAGTTCAAGGCTGAGAAGCCGGCTCACAAGAAGTTCGAGGCCGCCCCGGTATTCACCGAGGAGCTGGACAAGGAAGGCGAAGAAACCGGCCGCATCACCATCAACTTCAAGATGAAGGCCAGTGGCGTCAGCAAGAAGACCAACAAGCCGTGGACGCGTAAGCCGACGATCTTCGACAGCAAGGGCAAAGAGATCAAGAACCCGCCGACCATCGGTGGCGGTTCCGTTCTCCGCGTTGCCTGCGAGCTGGGCGGCGGCGGCGTGCCGAGCGCCAAGAAGTTCTACCTGTCACCGAAACTGGTTGGCGTGAAGCTGCTGGAACTGGTGAGCTTCGGCAGTGTGACTGCTGCGGGTTGCGGCTTCGGTGAAGACGAAGGCGGCTACGAAGCCGACGACACACCGGCACCGTCGTTCGACGACAACGACGAAGCAAGCAACGAGGACACGAGTGGCGGCAGCGGGGACTTCTAAGTTCCTGACACCGGGCATGAAGCCGGAAGCGGTGGTGGCGGGACATCTCGCCACCATCCACATCCCACTCGAACCTCTGCCCGCATCCCGCCCCCGAGTCACCCGCTGGGGCACCTACATCGCCAAGCCGTACAAGCAGTGGATCGACGCTGCACTCGAAGTGATTCCCGAGGGAACCCTCTGGATCGACAAGAACAAACCCCTCCTCGTTGTGACCACGGCCGTCTGCACAAAGGCCCGCACGTCCAAGCTGTTCTTCCCGCGTATGGATGTCGATAACACCGCCAAAGCGGCACTCGACATCATCACGAAGATCGGCGGCTATTGGGCAGACGACAATCAGATTGTCCACCTGGTCACGACCAAGCGATTCGCCGCTCCAGGCGAAGCCGCATACACCTCCGTAAGCATCTACTCGTTGTGAAGATCAAGGCACTCGACACCATCGAGCGCATCTTCGTCACCTGTTCCATGACCGCTCCATCCGCCGACATCGGCGTGAAGGAACTGGCGAGCGCACACCGCCGCCAGGGTTACTCCGAGATCGCCGTTCACTACGTCATCCGACGCGACGGCACTGTCGAGAAGGGACGGGACGAACGCGTTCGTGGTGCTGTCGCGCCTACCCATGCCTCCAGCTCGCTCCAGGTCTGCCTCATCGGCGGCCTCACCGAGTTCCTGGAGACGAAGGGGAGCTTCACGGCGGAGCAACTGATGGTGCTGCGGGCAATGACCGCGCGACCGGATCACTGCCTTCCGCTGGTGTTTGGTCACGAGGCACCTCTCCTCGCCCTGAAAGAACTCCTCAAGGAACCCTGATGAAACTCCCGCTGCAATCAAAGACCGTGCTCGCGCACCTGCGTGCCGAAGCGCACATCACCTCGTGGCAAGCCGAGGGTGTTTACCGCATCCGCCGTCTCGCCTCACGCATCGACGAGATCGTTGCAGCGGGATACGAGGTCATCAAGACCGAGGCGCGTGACGCCACCGGCCAACGCTACATCCGCTACTCCCTCAGCGCGACGCAGAAGCGTTACGCCGGCCCGATCAATCCGCCCCGCGCCAAGTGCCTGCGGCTGAACGTCGAGCACATCGAAGAAACCATGCGTCGCCTCGGGCATTGCCCGTGCGCGATCAGCTCCCTCATCAATGCTCTCAAGGAAACTGCATGACCCAGGCTGCAACCACGATGCGCGCCGCGTTCGATAGCGCGTACCGCAACGCGAACCACACCAACAACGTCATCCGCCTCGTCGGTTCCGCACTGCGCCGCAAGGTCGGCCTGGTGACCCGCAAGGCCATGTGGTCTGTCCAGCGTGGAAACCGCTGAGTCCGAGCTGGTCTCGAAAGGCTCGTGCGACGACTGCGGTTCCTCCGATGCGTGTGCCCTCTACACCGATGGGCACACGCACTGCTTCTCCTGCGGCAAGACCCGCCAGGGCGATAGCACCCATACCCCCACAAGGAGCAAGCGAATGTCCGCAGACTTCCTGCATGGACAGGCCCAAGCTCTAACCAAGCGGGGACTGTCGGAAGATACCTGTGCCAAGTTCGGCTACACAGTCGGCGAGCACCACGGGAAACCAGTACAGATCGCCAACTACATGCGTGACGGCGAAGTGGTTGCGCAGAAGGTGCGCTACGCCGGTAAGGAGTTCAACGTCCGTGGCTCGCTCAAAGGAGCCGGCCTGTACGGTCAGCATCTCTGGAGTCCCGGCCGCCGCATCGTCATCACTGAAGGCGAGATCGACTGCCTCAGTGTGAGTCAGGCGCAAGAGAACAAGTGGCCCGTCGTGTCCGTTCCGAACGGTGCTCAAGGTGCGAAGAAGACCATCGCCCAAGAACTTGAGTGGCTGGAGAAGTTCGAGGAAGTTGTCCTCGTGTTCGACATGGACGAACCTGGTCAGGCTGCTGCGCAAGAGTGCGCGCTGCTGTTCACACCGGGCAAGTGCAAGATCGCGCACCTGTCGATGAAAGACCCGAACGAACTCCTGCTGGCCGGCAAGGCCCGCGAGATCATCACGGCCATCTGGAACGCCAAGGTGTTCCGCCCCGATGGCATCGTGACGTTCGGTGACATCAAAGAGAAGGCGCTCGCCAAGATCATCCGTGGACTTCCGTGGTTCCTCCCGTCCCTGACGGAGTACACCTACGGCCGTCGCTATGGCGAGGTGTACTTCTTTGGTGCGGGCACAGGCATCGGCAAGACCGACCTGTTCACGCAGGAGATCGTCCACACCGCTGTGACCCTCAACGAGAAGGTCGGCCTGTTCTACCTGGAGCAGCCGCCCGTCGAGACTGGCAAGCGTGTCGCCGGCAAGCTCGCCGGTCGCCGTTTCCATGTCCCTGACAACTCGTGGACGCAGGAGGAACTCAACGAAGCGTTCGAGAAGGTCGAAGCCAGTGGCAACGTCTTCATGTACGACTCGTTCGGCAGCACGGAGTGGCCGATTGTTCTGGCGAAGATGAAGTACCTCGCGGCTGCTGAAGGCGTGAAGCACTTCTTCCTCGACCACCTTACGGCCCTCGCGGCTGCTGAGGACGACGAGCGCAAGGCCCTCGAACAGATCATGGCCGAGATCGCCTCGTTCGCGCAGGCATACAACGTCTGCTTCTACGGCATCTCGCATCTGGCAACACCGGAGGGCAAGCCGCACGAAGAAGGCGGTCGAGTGATGATCCGTCACTTCAAAGGCTCCCGTGCCATCGGCTTCTGGAGTCACTTCATGTTCGGCCTGGAGCGTGACCAGCAGGCGGAGGACATCAACGTCCGCCAACACACCACGTTCCGCATCCTGAAGGATCGCTTCACCGGCCAGGCCACAGGCAAGACCATCGGTCTCGGCTACGACGTGGAGACCGGCAGGCTGTTCGAGCAGGTGCTTGAAGAAACCCCGATGTTCCCACCGGAGCCAGGGGAAGGCAGTCAAGACTTTTGACTGACCTCGCCGTAACGACTCACGAGTTCTACATCCCCATGGACGCACCGGCACTCGCTGGTGCGTCCGCATGTTTCCCATACGCAGTACCCATGACCGCAGCCGATGCAGCCCGTCGATTCCCCGAGGGCGGCAAGCGTGTGCGCGTAACCATCACCGTCGAGGAAATCACATGAAGCTCTACATCGAACTGCTGCTGGCTCGTCTGTTCCCGTTCACCGTCGATTCGATCACCGCGCGCTTCGAGAAGGACGTGCAGAACCTGGAGAAGCTGGCCCTGGATCACCGCGCTGCTGCCGAGTCGCACACCGAGATGGCGCACGACTTCCTGGACTTCGCTGACGCAGCACACGACGAAGCCGACCGCGCCACGCGCATCGCCGCTCGCGTCAAAGCCCTGATCGACTGACCCAAGGAAGGCCCATGACTCCCAAAGAGTACGCACTGAGCATCTTCAATCTCCTGCCACCCGGCGTGGACGCATTGGCCTTCATCGGGGGCGGATGCTTCCGCTCTCTGTTCGACGGGACGGAGGTGAAGGACATTGACTTGTTCTTCGCCTCCTACACCGACTACCTGCTGGCTCTCCAGTTCTTCTCGTGGGAGCCGCGCTTCTCCGAACTCAAGTCCGATGTCAGCGGTGCTCGCATCTTCTCTGATGGCGTGAACCCACCTTTCAACCTGGTCGGCTTCCGATTCCACAAGACCCTCGGCGACCTCGTTGCGGACTTCGATCTCACTTGCGTCACCTGCGGAGCCGAGATGGTCGAGCCGGGTGTCGTCGAGGTCATCGAAGGCCCTGACTTCGTGTGCGACGCATCGCACAAGTACCTGCGCTTCAACAAGGTGCAGAACCACGACCGCGCCGTGAAGCGTATCGCTCGCTATGAGAGCTACGGCTACACCCGCACGCGCTCCGTAGCCGCCCAACTGGTGCGCTCCCGCTTCATCCCCGCTCCCAAACATGGAGGCGACTACTGAGGAAACTCCATGCACATATTCGACAACGAGACCAATGGCCTCATCCCTGAACTGGATCGCCTGCACTGTATCGCGATACGCGACACCAAGAAGGGAGTGACTCACCGGGCCAACGATCACGGATCGAAGCTGAGCATCGAGTCCGGCGTGAGGATGTTGCACGAGGCAGACGACATCTGCGGACACAACATCATCGGCTTCGACATCCCGGCGACACAGAAGGTCTACCCCTGGTTCAATCCGAGGGGCCAGGTGTGGGACACGCTCATCATGTCCCAGCTCATGTTCACCGACCTGTTCAACGATGACATCAAGCGCATCCGGCAGCACGAGAAGGACGCCGCACAAGGCAAGCGCGCCGCTGCGATCTTCCCGAAGAAGCTCATGGGCAAGCACTCGCTCGAAGCCTGGGGCTGGCGCATGGGCGTCTGGAAGGGTGACTACTCCGACATGATGAAAGCCAAGGGCCTCGACCCTTGGGAGTCATGGAATCAGGAGATGGACGACTACTGCGTCCAGGACATCCGCGTCACCGCCAAGCTCTACGACAAGCTGATCGCGCAGGGCTTCAGCGAGGAAAGCATCCGCCTGGAGCACGACATCGCTCCGATCCTTCGTCGGCAGGAGGCCCACGGCTTCCTGTTCAACAAGGACAAGGCGCTGGAGCTGGAAGCCACGCTGATCGGCCTGCGCGCCGAGCTGGTCGAGAAGCTGCGTGCGGTGTTTCCGCCGTGGCAGGCGAAGGCCGGCATCATCATCCCGAAGCGCGACAACAAGGCGAAGGGTTACGTCAAAGGCGTTCCGTTCCAGAAGTGGAAGACCGTCACCTTCAACCCCGGCTCGCGTCAGCACATAGCTGATCGCCTGTCGCACCTGTACGGATGGAAGCCCACTGAGTTCACCGACCAGGGAACGCCCAAGGTGGACGAGACAACCCTCGCCGGCCTGAAGTACGCAGAGGCTCCCTTGCTGACCGAGTACCTCACCGTTGAGAAACGGCTGGGCCAGCTCAGTGAAGGCAAGCAGGCGTGGTTCAAGGCAGTGAAGGCTGACGGCCGTATCCACGGACGTGTCAGTCAGAACGGCGCAGTCACCGGCCGCATGACGCACTCGAACCCCAACATGGCACAGGTGCCCTCCTCCGGTTCCCTTTACGGCCCGGAGTGCCGCGCACTGTTCATGGTGCCCAAGGGCAAGAAGCTGGTGGGTGCGGATGCGAGCGGCCTGGAGCTGCGCTGCCTTGCGCACTTCATGGGTCGATGGGATGCCGGCGAGTACGCGAAGGTCATCCTCGAAGGCGACGTGCATACGACCAACATGGTCGCTGCCGGTCTGACGAACCGCAACCAGGCCAAGACCTTCATTTACGCCTTCCTCTACGGAGCGGGCGACGCGAAGATCGGCTCGATTGTCGGCAAGGGTGCGAAGCGTGGTGCGGAGCTGAAGGCACAGTTCCTGAAGGGACTGCCTGCACTGGCAGCACTCATCAAGGCCATCAAGGCCACCGTGCGTGCGCAGGGATACCTCAAGGGCCTGGACGGCCGCAAGCTGCATGTTCGCAGCGATCACGCAGCACTCAACACCTTGCTGCAAGGAGCTGGTGCAATCGTGATGAAGAAGGCTCTTGTGTTACTCGACAAGCGTCTGCAAGAGATCGGCTTGGTTCCCGGTACTGACTATGAGTTCGTAGGCAACATCCACGACGAGTGGCAGATCGAAGTATCCGAGGAACATGCCGAGACCGTAGGAGCCGCTGCCACCGATGCGATCTTCCGTGCTGGTGAGCACTTCGGCTTTCGTTGCCCCCTGGCCGGCGAATACAAAGTCGGCAACAACTGGCACGACACGCACTGAGGAAGTGCGCCACACCGGCAAGCCGTCTCCTTGCACTGACGAAGCACCGGGCGAAGAAGCGGGGCATCCCATTCGACCTCACGATTGAGGACGTGGTGATCCCCGACTTCTGCCCGGTGCTGGGCTTACCGCTATATCGCAACACAGGTGGACTGGCCCAAGGCCCGAACTCTCCATCCCTCGACCGCAATGACCCGACTCTCGGCTACACAAAGGGCAACGTCACGGTCATCTCATCCAAAGCAAACGCCATCAAGAGCAACGCAACTCCCGAGGAGCTGCTGCGCGTGGCCGCCTATTACCAGGAGCACCGATGAAGTCCTGCAAAGACTGCAAGTTCTATCAGCGCGCACCCGGCTATCCGTCCGAGTACGACAACTGCACCCGCAAGCGCACCTCCATCACGCTGGTCGATCCGGTACGCGGCGGTACGAAGAGGGTCAACACCACTCCGCTGAGCCACTACATCAAGTGCGACAGCGAGCGCACCTCGCGTGCCCCGTGGAAGTGCGGCGTGCAAGCCCGCCACTTTCAGCCGAAGGCAACGACTCCCGAGGACTACCACCTATGAAGGCACTGAAGTTCATCTTCGGTGGCCTCATCGACGCCATTAAGCAACGCAGGGTCATCAAGTCCCGCGAGCGTGCCGCGCTGCACAGCCTACGACTCGCGAAGATTCAAGCACAGATCGCGGCGGTGCAAGCGCACTCCGTTGACTACGTGTGTCGGCCATGAAGCAGGCCCTCTACTACATCGCGGCCCTGCTGATCCTCGTCGCTCTCGGTGCCGGCGCCTATGGCGTCTATTCGTATCGAGCAATGACCACGCGCGTCGTGAAGCTGGAAGAAACAGCTCAGCAGTACGACGCACTCACGCAGCGGTTTGATGCCTTCTCCAAGGAGGTCGCCTACCGCCGCGACCTCGACTCACTGATCCGCAACAACCGGGATCGCGTCACTCACGAACTGGAGATAGCTGCCCGTGAAGATCAGCCGACTGCTGCTTTTCTTGATACCCCTCTGCCTACAGGGCTGCGCGACGCATACAACCGTGCGAAGCAGCAGCGCCTTCCTCTCCCCGACCGCCATTGAGGGCCGCCACGCATCCCTGGATGCCCTGGTGGATGACCCGACGAGTACGGGTGGAGACCTATTCAACTTCGCCGGTCAGGCGGAGGACGCACTGCAACGCTGCAACGCAGACAAGCAGAGCGCAACCAACGAACTGAAGGGAACCCAATGAGCCTGAGCATTAACGACGACATGGAGAGCCGCCAGCTCCTCGTCCTATTCGTGCAGGAACTGCGCAAGCGCCTTGAGGGCGACGTGCTCACCGCGCTGAAGCCTGCAATCGACAAGGCCATCGACGGGGTTGTGGCTGAACTCAACCCGGCCATCCAGAAGCACTACGACATGCGCTGCGACCGCATGGTTCACAACCTTATGGTCACTCGCCGCGAGGAAACAAAATGACCATTCAAGTAACCCTGATCGGCGGCCCTGCCGATCTCCAGCGTCACGTCGCTGATCGTGGTGCGCGCTACATCCGCGTGGCGCACATGCGGGCGGCGCAGGCGCGCTACTACGGCCCGAACGATCCGATCCACAACCTCAGTGTCAGCGCGCACACTTACGATATTCGGCAGGTGGATCACTCCACCTTCGTGGGTATCTGGCAAGAGCAGTGGGGTTAACGATCCTCATTGACGCCGACGTTCTCCGCTACCAACTGTCCTTCAAGAACACGAAGACGATCAAGTGGGAAGACGAAGACGACGGCGCTGAGGTTGTGGTTGCTGAGGTGGTCAACCCCGAGAAGGCGAAGGCCGACCTGGACGACTATATCGAGGAGCTGCTGGAGAAGTTCGGTACGCGTAACTTCCTCCTGCCTCTCTCGGTCAGCACCAACTTCCGCAAGGCGATCCTGCCCACGTACAAGGGCAACCGCACGAAACCCAAGCCGGCCCTGTGGACTGCTGTGGATGGATTCCTCCACGAGCTGTACCCCGAGAAGATCATCACCCGCGAGTACCTCGAAGGCGATGACATCCTCGGTCTCCTGGCGACCATGCCGAAACCCCGGCTGTGCCCTGGCAAGCGAATCATCGTGTCCATCGACAAGGACATGCAGACGATTCCCGGCCGCCTGTTCAATCCCGGCAAGCCCGACATCGGCACCCGCACGATCAGCGAGCACGAAGCCAATCTGTTCTGGATGAAGCAGGTGCTCACGGGTGACACCGTGGACAACTACAAGGGCTGTCCCGGCATAGGCCCCAAGCGGGCCGATGAATTCCTGATGCCCGTTCACGAGGCGATGTTGGGCGAGTCCGTTGAGGATCACCTGGCCGCCCTGTGGGTAGCCGTGGTGGAAGCCTACGCCACCAAGAAGGGCACCGCTGAGGAAGCTCTGATCCAGGCCCGTTGCGCGCGAATCCTGCGTGACGGCGACTACAACTTCAAGACCGAGGAGGTCACCCTCTGGACACCCCAATGAAGATCATCGGCATCTCTGGCCGCGCACGTAGCGGCAAAGACACGCTCGCCGGTATCTTCAAGTTCCTGGACAAAAACGCTGTCCAGCTTTCCTTCGCCTCACCCATCCGCGAGTTCATCGCCGGCCTGATCGGCATGTCCGTTGACGAGATCACGAACAGCGATGCCAAGGAGCTTCCGCTCCCCTGGCTCAACGGCAAGTCCCCACGGCACCTGATGCAAACCCTGGGCACCGAGTGGGGTCGCGATCAGATCGACCCGAACCTCTGGATCAAGGTAGCCGCCAAGAAGATCGAGACGCTGCGTGCTCAGGCCAACCCGCCGAGCCTTGTGGTGTTCTCAGATGTCCGGTTCGACAACGAGGCGGAAATGATCCGCTCGCTGGGCGGCTGGATCATCCATCTGTCAAGGGGCGAAGCCACCGAAGTGGCGGCGCATGTGTCAGAGAAGGGGGTCACCCCGAACCCCTCGGAAGACATGTGCATTTACAACGACGGCTCCCTCGGCGACCTGGAAGAACAGGCTGAACTGGCCCTCGCCAGTTACGACGGCGGCTAAGTGCGGCCCGGATCGGCTCCGGCTCCGGTGTTTTTTTTCCGCTCGAAGTCGAACTCTTCAGTGAACATGGCCCACAGAAGCATGCATGCCAGAACCACGATGGCAACAATCAGCAGCCAGCCAACGAGCCGACCGCCTTGAAGGTAGTAGTAAAAGAGACCCAAGTACCCGCTGCACATTACCAAACGGACAAGAAGGCCGGCAGCGTACTCCCACGTCTTCCAGCGCCACGGCCAGATTCGATCCTTCGATAAGGAAATCATCACTGAGTAGCCCGCGTAAGCCCAAAACCCCCAAGCAATGATGTAGTTCCCGGCCTTGCTCAGCGTCAGAGCCGCAAACGGAATGTCGGAGATGTCGCCGGGGTAGCAGTACAAGCCGATGGCAGCAAGAACGAGTGCTCTGAGCAGGTACATGTTGGCGCCTTCCTCCCCTTGGAAGCGTGAGTATCCTCCAAGTAAGGGGGTGGGTAAAACAACCAACATAGGAGGAAACAACCGTTTCCCATCAAGGGTTCCGGTGGGTTCCTGAAGACTCATTCATACACCCACGGAACCCCCTATGTCCGACACCATTCCCCTGCACGCCTACGACCTGATCGACGAGCTGGACGCGCGATACCCCGAGGTCATCTATGACTCGAAGCTGGATCGCGATGAGTTCCTCATGCGCTCAGGCGAACGCCGCCTGGTTCTCTCGCTGAAGCTCAAGCGGCAGCGCGAACAAGAGGATCAGTATGTGCAGTAGTTCCCCCCAAGCGCCCAAGCCGACCGAAGCAGATAAGCCCGCCGTGATGCTCACCGCGCGCGACGGCATGAACGGTTCCCAGGAGAGCGCAAGTCAGGGCCGCAAGCAACTGCGGATCGACCTGAATAACTCCACCACCTCCGCTTACGGAAGCAGTCTCGTCATCCCCACTTGAGCACGTCCGCCCCGCAGACCGTCTCAGCAGAAGGCCGTTACAACCAGCTCAAGTCTGACCGTAACGCCGCCGAGTCCCGCGCGAAGCAATGCGCAACTCTCACACTGCCGACGCTTTACAAGGAAGTCTCGAAGGGCAAGTCGAGCTCTTCCCGCACCACCCCGTACCAAGGCACCGGAGCGCGCTGCGTCAATTCGCTGTCCGCCCGCCTGCTGCTGGCGCTGTTCCCCGCAAACGCCAACTTCTTCAAGCTGTCACCCGATGGTATGGACGCCAACACGCTCGCAGAGCAGGCCGGCATCCAGCAGGGTGAACTGGAGATGGGCCTCGCCGAGATCGAGCGCACCGTCATCAACGACATCGAAACGTCCGGCATGCGTGGACGCTTGGGCCTCGGCCTGAAGCACCTCGTGGCAACCGGCAACGTGCTGATGTACGTGCCCGACGACGGCAACGCCAAGATGTATCCGCTGTCCCGCTACGTGGTTGACCGCGACGGCATGGGTTCCGTGCTGGAGATGGTCACGCTCGATAGCGTCGCACCTTCGACTCTCGGGACAGACCTAAAGTCCATCTTGGGTCTCGACAAGAAACAAGGTGCTACGAAGGACGCTGGCCCTGAGCAGGATGTGGAGCTGTATACCCGCATCTACCGCGAGGGTGGACTGTGGCAGGTGTACCAGGAAGTGAACAGCACCATCGTTCCAGGCTCCCAGGGTTCCTATCCCATCGACGCGTGTCCTTGGATTCCCCTGCGGATTCCCGAGGAAGACGGCGAGGACTACGGCGCCGGCCTGATCTACGACTACTACGGCGACTTCGATGCACTGGAGAAGCTGAGCAAGGCCATCCTCAAGGGTGCCGCAGCAGCCGCCAAGGTTCTGTGGGCACTGGATGAGAACGCCACGATCCGACCAACTGCAATCACGCAGGCCGAGTCAGGTGACGTGTTGCGCTTCAAGGCCGAGCAGCTCAAGGCTGTTTCGCAGGAGAAGTTCGGCGACTTCAACTTCGTGGGTCAGCACATCGACAAGCTGATTACCCGATTGGAGATGGCGTTCGGCGTTCGCACCTCGATTCAGCGCAGCGGCGAGCGAGTCACTGCTGAGGAAATCCGCTACCTGGCCCAAGAGCTGGAAGACACCCTCGGCGGCATCTATTCGATCCTCGCGGAAGACCTTTTGCTCCCGCTGGTTCGCCGGATCATGGATCGCCTCACACGCGCCCATCGACTCCCCGATCTGCCCCCAGGTCTCATCAAGCCCCGCATCGTTGTCGGCGTCGCCGCACTCGGGCGTGGGCAGGACATGCAGAAGCTCATGGAATGGGCACAAGCAGCGCAGCAGGTACTCACACCGCAAGTGTTCTCACAGCGTGTGAATCCCGGCGAGCTGATGGCCCGTATGGGCGCTGCATCCGATCTGACCATGAAGGGCCTCATCAAGACTGATGAGCAGCTCCAACAGGAACAGCAGACCGACACCATGCACCAGGCCGCCATTCGTGCAGCCCCAACCATCGCAGGTGCCGCCATGGCACCACCAGGAGATATGAGTGGCCAACAGTAATCCAGTGACCGACACGCCGGCTGATCCGGCAAAGACCAAGCCGGTCACCCCGACTCCCGTGAAGACCCCGAAGGACACAGTGAAGGCCGAG